TGCGCAGCTACATAGACCACGTATTCAAGGACATGGGCTACAACAATCGCTTTTTAATGCGCAAAGCCATGGACGCACTTATCCGCCAAAAGTTTCAGGAGCTGGAGGAGTCGGGGGTTGGGTCAAGCAAGGACATTGCTGAGCTCTTACAAATGTCACATAAAATGTCAATGGACTTGCTAGACCGTGAAATACAGCTAGAAAAGGCACGCACACAAGTATCCGGCCCGCAAAAGCAGGTAAATGTGCAGATTAATGAAGGTTTGGAGGGTAGCAAGTACGCACAGCTTGTGCAAAGATTAATGACTGGTGAAGGTATTTAATGTTAACCATTTCAAGACAGGATGTTGAGCGCGACTATATAGTAGACTTTCCTGGTGACAAGCGATTTATTAAGCTACCAATCGACAACTACCTAAAGCTATTAGGCATCTACGATACCATCAACCGTCCACAAATTGCCTTAATCAACGCAGTCAACGATCCTAAATACCGTTTTATCTGCGCAGCACTTGCCCGCAGACTAGGCAAAACTTACATAGCTAATGTGATTGGTCAACTAGTGACACTGGTACCCAATTCAAATGTGTTGATTATTAGTCCAAACTATAACCTGAGTAGCATCTCGTTTGAACTGCAGCGTAGGCTGATCAAGCACTTTGACTTGGAAGTAACGCGCGACAACTTAAAGGACAAGATTATTGAATTGTCAAACGGCTCGACTATACGCATGGGTAGCTTGTCGACAGTGGATTCGACTGTGGGTCGTAGCTACGATTTAATAATATTCGACGAGGCCGCGCTGGGCGAGGGTGGTGAAGCAGCCTTTAATGTTGCACTACGTCCTACCCTAGACAAGCCTAGTGCAAAAGCTATATTTATTAGTACACCTCGTGGTAAGCTGAACTGGTTTTCGCAGTTTTGGAACCGTGGTTTTGACGACAACTTTCCGGAGTGGGTATCGCTACAAGCGGATTATAGTGAAAATACCAGGATGGCCGAGTCTGATGTGGAGGAAGCACGCCGCAGTATGTCAAAGGCAGAGTTTGAGCAAGAGTACTTGGCCAGTTTTACCAGCTATGCAGGTCAAATCTATGAACTAAAACCCAGCAACACTGTAGAGCAGCTGCCTAGCGACGTGTTAGAGCAGCGTCGTTGCGAATTTATAGCTGGCTGCGACCCTGGCTACCGTGATCACACTGCTTTTGTAGTGGTTGGCTACCACTTTGAGAGTGATAAGTTCTACGTTGTTGAAGACTACCAAGAGTCGGAGCGTACCACAGCCGAGCACGCCAAAGATTTTAAGGAAATGTGCACTCGTTGGGGCGTAGAAACCATATTTATTGATTCGGCAGCTGCGCAATTTTCAAGTGACCTTGCCTATCAGTACGATTTAGCAACCACAAAAGCTAAAAAAGATGTGCTACCTGGCATTGCATACCTGCAAACCTTGATCCAACAAGATAGATTGGTCATACACCAAGACTGTAAACACGTCTTAGCTATGTTAGACCAGTATCGTTGGGACGATCGTGAAGGTTTACAGCGTGAAAGACCAAAGCACGACGATTATTCGCACATGGCTGATGCGTTGCGATATGCCCTTTATACCTACGTGGTGTAGGTACCACAAAAATTAGTATTGACATAGTGGTGCTGTTGGTGTATAATACATGTATCCGTTTATGTAAGTAGGGTTTTTAGGTGTGGCAAAAAATACAAACAAGCGCATTCCTGTAAAATGGGTTCGCGATCGTGCTAAGTCGGCTTATGAAAAGCAAACAAGCTGTTATATTTGTAGCGGAACCACAGATTTAGAACTACACCACTTACATAGTATTACTGTACTGCTGGAACGGTGGGCACAAGCTCAGGGCTATGATATTAGCACCGATGAGGGTATTTTGGCTGTTCGTGACGAGTTTATTGAGCAGCACCATGCAGAAATATATGATCAGGTATATACCCTATGTAACCCACATCATGTACAACTACACGGTGTATACGGTAAGACTCCTCAACCCGGTTCGGAGCCAAAGCAGGCTCGTTGGATCGAGATACAGCGCGAAAAACACTTAAACGGTTCAAGTATACGCAAGCCTAGCTTTGGCAGCCACTTCAGCGAATTTTGCTAAGGGGTTAGCATGGGCACAATAACAAACATACGTCACTGGCTGGTAGAAAAGTTGAACCCAGCTCAGGAACGAATAGCGCAAGGTGAAGGCACAAACTTAGGCAGTGAAGCCAAGTTAATTACCTACCGCCAAGCCTTTAAAAAATTAGAATCTGTAAATCGTAGTGTCAGCATGGTGGTAAATGCCGCAGCTTCGCTAGACTACGATATAAAGGATAAAATACACGACGGAGTAGTCAGTGGCATACGTCAGAAATCTCTGAACACACTGCTAAACTTCCGTCCAAATCCTTATCAATCGGCATTAGAGTTTCGTCAGTGTATATTCACTGACCTGTTACTAGAAGGTAATGCGTTTGTACACTATGATGGTACATTCCTATACCACCTACCTTCCGAAAACGTAGAAATTATAACCGACACTAAAACTTTTATCAAAGGTTTTAAGTACAACGGTTTAGTTGACTTTAAAGAATCAGAAGTTTTCTACTTTCGTGACACTAGTAGCGAAAGTATTTACCGTGGTGCTAGTCGCCTGGAAGCTGCAGAACGCAGCGTAAAGATTCTATACTCAATGCAGCAGTTTCAAGAGCAGTTCTTTGATAATGGTGCTGTATTTGGTTTAGTGTTAACATCGGACAACACACTATCACAAATAGCTAAAGAAAAAACTATAAACTACTGGTTACAAAAATATTCAACTAAAAACGGTGGCAAGCGTCCAATTATCTTGGATTCCGGCTTAAAACCGCACAATATTACTGATGCAAGTTTTAAAGAAATGGATTTTGATCAGTCGATTAAAACTCATAGTGAAAAAATTATGACTGCAGTGGGCGTACCGCCTATTTTACTAATGGGTGGTAACAATGCTAACATTTCCCCTAATTTGCGCTTATTTTACTTGGAAACAGTTATTCCAGCAGTACGCAAGTATGTTTCTACTCTCGAGCGATACTTCGGATATGATGTGGAACCAATTACAAGCAACGTTAGTGCATTGCAGCCGGAGCTTAAAGACATAGCGCAATATCACGTTGCACTAGTTAACGGTGGAGTTATCACTCCTAACGAAGCCAGAAAAGAGTTGCGTTATGACAGTATGGACGGTCATGACGATTTGAGAATACCGGCCAACATTGCTGGTAGCGCTGCTGATCCATCGCAAGGTGGTAGACCAGAGCAATAAAGGAGTATTATGGTAGATAAAGATAAAGTACTTTACTTTAACAGTAAATTTACTGCCAAAGCACTACCCAAAGACGATGATGAAGATCAGAGCATAATGATTGAAGGTTATGCTAGTACCAACGACAAGGACAGACACGGAGACGTAGTCCCGACTAGCGTTTGGGAAAAGGGATTAGCAGATTATTTAAAGAATCCTGTTATTCTCGCCTATCATAATCATACTATGCCGGTAGGCAAAATGGTAGAACATAAAGTTGACAGCAAGGGATTATGGATCAAAGCCACAATTTCAGACGCTGCCGGCGATGTGTACAAGCTGATTAAAAAGGGTGTGCTGAGCGCCTTTAGTATTGGATTCCGTATTAAGGACGCGGAGTACAATACAGCAGCCGAAGTTTTCTTAGTTAAAGATTTGGAACTACATGAAATTTCCGTCGTGTCAGTGCCAGCAAATCAAAATACATTGTTTAATTTAGCCAAGTCATTTGATACTGACGAGGAATATAGTTTGTACAAACAGCAATTTGCACCCGGCAGCGAGTCAGCTAAAGGGCTAGAGTCCTCAACGGAAGCAAATAGCGACATTAAAAAGGAATGGAATATGGATCCAAAACAATTAGAACAGATGCTAGCTGATGCCGCTGCTAAAGCCGCTGAGCAAACAGCTAAGGCTCTAGTTGCTGCCCAAGAAAAGGCTGCTCAAGAAAAGGCTGCTCAAGAAAAGGCAGAAGCCGAGCTACAAGCTCGCATTAAGGCTGCTGTTGCTGCCGTTACTCCTACTGAGACTGGTGCTGACAAGCTACTAGCCGAAGTTGAAAAGCGTTTAGAAGCTGAGCGCACAGAGAGCAAGAAGGCTCTTGAAGGTTTAGAAGCTGCTCTAAAAGAGAAGGCTGCTGAACTAGAAGCTATCCAGAAAAGCAAGATGCAATTTGCTGATAGCAAGCAAGGTGAATTAGCCTATGCTGAAAAGGAAAAGGCAGTTCTACTAGCCAAGATGAGTGGTAAGAGCCTAGAGAGCACCAAGTTTGGTCGTCAACTAGTTGAAAAGGCTGGTGCACACGTACCTAGCGCCACATGGGAACTAGAAGTTAGCCTACAAATGGAAAACGAAGTTCGCCGCCGTCTAGTTATTGCACCAACACTACGTGCAATTAACATGCAAACCAATGTTATGACTATCCCTGTAAATCCAGAGGCTGGCATGGCAACTTGGGTACAGAACAACCAGTTCGGTACAAGCGGTAGCGCAGGTGGTAACGCCACACACGCCCTAAAGGAAATCACTCTAAACGCATACAAGGTTGCTACAAACGAGTATGTCGCTTTCGAAGAGGAAGAAGACGCTCTGCTAGCAATTATGCCTGTTGTTCGTGACGCCATGGTTCGCCGTGTTGCTCGCGCAGTTGACAAGGCATTCAGCCTAGGTGCTGGTGCAGGTGCTGATCCTGTTAAGGGTTTGGCTGCTTATGATGCAGCAAGTGCAGTTACACTAGACATCAGCAATGGCGACAAGCTAACTGTTGCTGCTCTACGTGGTGCACGTCGTGATATCGGTGCTTGGGGTCTTGACCCAGCCGAAGTCATCTATGTTGTTAGCACAGAAGGTTACTATGACCTACTAGACGACGCTAACTTCCAGACCATGGATAAAGTTGGCCCACAGGCTACCTTACTAACAGGTCAAATCGGTACAGTTGCTAACAGCCCAGTACTAGTAAGTGCTGAGTTCAACAGCAAGGCAGCCGGTGAAGTTGCAGCTCTATGCTACGCACCAATGAACTTCTTAGTTGGTAATCAGCGTGGTCTACGTGTTGACACAGACGACCTAGTTGAAACACAACGCCGTGTAATGGTTGCAAGCCTACGCACAGGTCTAACACAAGTTACAACTAACAACGGTGCTGGTGTCAGCGCTATTCGTTACGTAGCTTAATGTTATTTGGACAGGGATCATTATGATCCCTGTCTTTTAACTGGATTCCTTAGAGTCTAGTTAAAAGACAGGAGGACTAGTTGATGGCAGATTTAGTTACTAAACAAGAATACAAAACTTATGCTGGCATTAACAGTACCAACCATGATGCCGAAATAGAATTTTTAATACCAAAAGTTTCTGAGTTAGTGAAAACATATTGCAAACGTACTTTTATAGACTACTTTGACGAAACCAAGTCAGAGATCTTTAAAGGTGGCTTTGCAGCACTACTGCTAAAAGAAACACCCGTCACACAAGTTATCAGTGTTGAGCGTAGTACTAACTACGGCCAAACATATACAAAACTAACCAAGTTTACAGACTGGGTTCAGGATGGTGACAGTATAGTATCACTACACGCTACAGGTGTATGGCCCGAAATGATTAATGGGTACAAAGTAACTTATTTTGCAGGTTATGAGTTTGTACCACAAGATTTAAAATTAGCTGTATTAGACTTGATTACATACTATCGCAAAAACGATGGTGCTATACACAGTAGTAAGGCACCTGGCACAAACAGTGTACAGATTGAGTATGTAAGCACTACAAATCTACCAGCACACATTAAGCGTATACTAGATCAATATGTAGTGGACTATACATAATGGCAATACAAAACTTTAGCAAGTTATTGCAAGATAAAATTTACAAAGATTGGCTTGCTAAGTTAGATAAAAATATTGTAACTAGCACAGTTGATTCATTACGCAAGAGCCAACTAACAGCCAGTAAAACTAGTTTTTATATTACTGAATCTACCGTTAAAAAGATGTTTAAAACCATTACCGGTAGCGATATAGATGACCTAGAATTACAAGTATTACTAGAAGACTTACGTAATCCAGAGTTTACTAGTGGTAAAAAGACTACTGGCTTACAAGGTGTATACACTACAGTTGGCGGACAACGAGCAATATTTTTTGAAAATATTGGTTTTGACACAATTAGTGAAAAGTTGGCAGCTGTAATCAATACTATGCCAGAAGTAGAAGTCGCCTATCAGCAAGCTGAAGAACGATTCTATGAACAACAAGTAAAAGTATTAAAAGCCAGTCCAAAATACGCGGGCTTAACCGCTAGTCAAAAACAGGCAGAGCTTGACAAATTAGACCAGGAAGCTAAACGCAGAGCCACTCTAGGTTTCTACTTTAACAAAGGTCACGTTATAGCAGTAGCCACTAATTTAGCCAGGCAGTTCAGAACAGAGATAGAAAAAGCCGACGCATTAGCACAAAAGCAAAAGCAAGAACTTATAAAGGTACTTGATCAATACATTGACAAGTTACTAAAAGATGACTTAGCTACAGCAAATCTACCAAACGCAATCACTCAAGAAATGTACGCCAAGTATATTAAGAGTAGCGATAAATATCTAGTAGAAATGCAAGTTGCAACAGGTAACATCGAAGCAGGTCGCGCCAGTATTGCTATTGTTGAAGAACTTCGTAATATATTTGGAGGAAAACTAGCAGAGCAGGAACTAATAAAAGTATTAGAGTCAAGTCCTGCACTAGGAACTAGCTTAATCGAAGAACGCGGCTCTCCTAGTATGTTAGAGCTCATTGTTGATGAGTTGGTTGGAAACATAAAGAATGGCAAGGCAACTAAAAAGACATATAGAAGTCCAAAAGTTGCTGTTGGAAAAAATACTGTAAAGATTAATAAGCCAAAGCGTAAAACAAAACAGATTAATGCAGCTAAAGCTTTGCGTAGTAAAATAAAAGCTACTAAAAAAGATCCTAAACAGTTTAAACAGCTAGAACCGGACGATTCTAGCACTTCACTGATGAGCTTACAAAAAATACTGGACGGCAGTCTAGTAGAACAAGTTAAGCGCAATATGGGTGCTGGTAATAGACGTGATGTGCTTAATCTACGTAGTGGACGCTTTGCTGAAAGCGTAAAGGTTCAACGATTAAGTGAAAGTCGTGAAGGCATGATAACTGCCTTTTACACTTACATGAAAAACCCCTATGCAACATTTAGCCAAGGTGGTAGACAGGAGCTGCCCAGAAGCCGAGACCCTAAACTGCTTATCAGCAAATCTATTAGAGAAATTATGCAGCAACAAGTTGCAGCACGTATGAGGGCAGTATTGGTATGAGTAGACGAACTAGTATAGTCAAAGCATTAAGCGAAAAGTTTAAGGAGATAGACGGTACCGGACAGTATAAGACTAATCTTTTCCAAAACAGCTATGCAAAGCTAAAATTTTGGGACGAAGTACAAGATTTTCCGTGTGTTTATCTTCACCCAGGTAGTGAAACCCGCGACTACTTGCCAAGCAACTTTACCTGGGGAATGTTGCAGGTATGCGTAAAAGTTTATGTACACAGTGAAGACGAGGCACAAGAGCAGCTAGAAAATTTACTAGATGACTTGGAATTGTGCATTGATAATAATCGTGTACTACAATATGATGTGGTGAATAATTTGGAAACAACGGAAATTTTAATCCAGAGTATTACTACTGACGAAGGTTTGCTGGCTCCATACGGCGTTGGCGAAATTAACTTAGAAGTGCGCTATGCACTTCAATAACCACGATACACCAGCGCAGATAATAGTCTAGTAAAGGTGCTCAAGGTTATACATTGAAAAGGAATAACTATGGCAGTTAATTTAATTCGTAATAGTAGAGTTTTCTTTACTACCAACGTAGATAGCCAAGGTCGTGTAAAAGCCGGTGCATACAAAGATGCTGGCAGCTTGTTTAGCGAAACTAATACTTTTGAGATTCAAGTTTTGGAAGGCATGACCTTTAGTCAAAATACAACAATTGACACTGTTACACTAAACGAAGCTGGTGCAGCACCTGCTCGCGGTCAGCGCAGTTTCAACACAGCATTAGAACCACTCGACTTCAGTTTCTCAACTTATTTACGTCCATTTAACAATGGTACTAATGTAACTGCAGAAGAAGGCTACTTGTGGAATGCTTTTGCCGGGGCTGTTGCAATTGGTCAAGCTAACGCAGCTTGGACCAACGGCAATCCAGCCACCCTAAGCGTTGCAAACAGCAACAAGCACCAGCTACAAGCATTTGGCCTAATCATCATTTTCGACGACTTGGCATATGTATTGGACAACTGTGCCCTAGACAGCGCCACCATTGACTTTGGTATTGACGCCATCGCCAACATTCAGTGGGCTGGTAAAGGTTCACTAATTCGTCAACTTAACATTGCCGCAGGTGCTCCAGCAAGTGCACAAGTACCACTAACTGGCAGCGACTTGGCCACTGGTACTAATGATGCCAAGGAAAAGAACTCAAGCGCCAAGTATATTACCAATAAGCTAACTGTACTACAAGTTAATGACACAATCAATGACTTTACAGGTAGTGATTATACAGTGCCTATCACTGGCGGTAATATTACACTAAGCAACAACTTAACATACCTAACACCAGCTAACCTTGGTGTTGTTAACCTACCGATTACCTACTTTACAGGTACACGTAGTGTAACAGGTACGCTAACTGCATACTTACGTAGTGGCAGCACAAATACCGGTGGTTTGTTAAACGGTCTGCTTGCAAATGCTGCTAATGAAATTGACCCAGATTATGCAATCAACGTACAAATGGGCGGAGCTAGTGGCACACACGTTGACTTAAAAATTCCCGCAGCTATGTTGCAAATTCCTACAGTTAATACTGAACAAGTTATTAGTACTACAATTACTTTTAATGCACAAGGTTATACTGGCACGGACTTCGATATTGATGCCGCAAACGAAATCACTATTGAATATCACGCAACAGTTTAAGCTGTGACGTTACAGCAGGTGCCGGGCTGATCTCCGGCACCACTTTTTAGTTAAATCAAGGATAAAAATGGCACAAGAAATTAGCCTAAAATCACTACTAGTACCAAGCAAAACCATCGAAGTAGAGTACCCAGGATTTCCAGAATTTAAACTGGAAATTAACTACTTAAGCCGGGACGGGTTGATTAACCTGCGTAAAAAGTCTACTAAAACTACTTTTAAAGGTCGCCAAACTCAAGAGGAGTTTAATGAAGATCTTTTCCTAGAGCTGTATGTTGATGCAGCCATTAAAGGCTGGAGCGGCTTAAAGTTTAAGTATATTAACCTGTTAGTACCTGTTGATGTATCTCAGTACGATCCTGAAGATGAACTTGCATACAGCAAAGAAAATGCGCTTATGCTGATGAAAAACAGCAGTGACTTTGATAGTTTTGTAAGTGAAAAGGTTAACGACTTGGGAAACTTCTCGAAGAGCAACTAGTAAGTACTAAAGCTCAAATAACAAGCTATATGCAAAATGCTAATCTTGGCATGACCAAGGAGCAGTATTTTGATATGTGCGAGCAGTTGGGCAACGAACCAGTTGAAGAAGAAATACCAGTTGAATTTGACGACTTTCCACTTGAAGTTCAAATTGCATTGAGTATATACAAAATACTTCGTGATGAGTGGGAATTTGTGGGTGGAAACTATTTAGGTAAAAATATAAACGGTATCTTTGAGGTATTCGATGCATATGATATTGAGCCCTGTGATAAAAGGTTTTACCTAGAATTAATCCACATGATTGATTCCGTCAGAATTGATGAGATTAGAAAGCAAAAGAAGCAACAAGAAAAACCCGCTAAGTAAAACCTAGCGGGTTTTTTATTGCATAAAATTTTTTGGTTTGACAATTCAAGGCCACAGTGATATAATGGTACCAAACAAATTATCTCATCCCAAGTGAGGCCAAGGAGCATCTATGGCAGGAAAGCAAATAGACATTAACTTAAGTGTTAATGATGATAGTGGCAGCTTGAAAAAGCGCAATGAAGAAGCAAAAGAATTAAATAGAAGTCTTACTAAGGCAGCTCAGCTTGCTGAGAGGGCCATGAAGCCTGCTGCTCGTCGTCAGCGCGAAGCTGGTGAAAATATAGAATACGGGCGTGGTCGTGGCAGCATGGGTGCCACCGGGGCAGAAGCCAGAGACTTTGCTAACCAAGCTCAGGGTCTTGGTGGATTGGTTCGTCTGTATGCTACCTATGCCGCTAACTTATTTGCAGTTACCGCCGCGTTTAATGCTCTACGCCAAGCTGAAGCTACTACAATGATGGTTCAGGGTATGGACAAGTTGGGTGCAGCTAGTGGTATGGCCTTGGGAGGTATTGCAAAACAGTTGGTTACTGTAACGGATGGTACTGTTAGCTTACGAGAAGCTATGGAAGCAACTACAAAAGCTACTGCAGCTGGACTAAGCAGAGATCAGCTGCTAGAGCTGGGCAAAGTAGCTAAGGGTGCATCTCAAGCCCTTGGTGTAAACATGACAGATGCACTAAGTCGTTTAAGTCGCGGTGTTACCAAGCTAGAGCCTGAACTATTGGACGAATTAGGCATATTTACAAAAGTTGGTAAGTCTGCTGAAGATTATGCCAAGAGCGTAAATAAAAGTGTTGATAGCTTAACAGATTTTGAAAAACGTCAAGCATTTGCCAACGCTGTTATTAAGGAAGGCAAGGATAAGTTTGGAGAATTGGCGGCAGCAGCTAACCCGTATGATAAGCTATTAGCTAGTCTAAGCAATGTAGCGCAAAAAGTTTTAGAACTTATTAATACTGGCCTAAAGCCTATTGTAAATTTATTTGCGGAAAACAGCGGACTTATAGTTGTAGCACTAGGTCTAATAGCCTCAAAAATATTTAAGCAAGCAATTCCGGCCATTACTAGTTGGCGAGAAAATCTTTCTAGATCAGCACAAGCATCTGCCAAAGCTGCACAAGATTTGAATACTGTATTTGGTGAAAACATTGTTGGCAGAATTACGCAGCAGTTCAATGTTGATCAGCTTGATAAAGATCTAAAGAAAGCCAATACAACTTATGACAACGCAGTTAAAAAGTTCATAGCAAGTGATAATAATTATAAGAACAAGAGTTCTATATTAGAAGCACTGAAGTCTGGTCAGCAACTAACCGCAAGACAGCTATCCACACTTCAAGCTGATGTTAATAAGCGCATGAATGAGGGCAGTGAGGCAAATATGCGTCACGCTAAAACTGCACAGGCTATTATAGATGCACAAAAGGACAGAATAAATTTAACTAAGCAAGTTGCCCAAGCAGAAACTGCACTATACGGCGATATGAAAAAAGGTAGCGAAGAGTGGCAGCGCGCATCTATAGCACGCCAACGAGTTACTGCAGCGGAGCGTATGAGTTTACTGTCTGGTGTAGGCGAGAAAGTAGAAAAAGAAGGCTTTAAAGGAGGACTGTCATCGTTCTTCAAAGAAGTAGACAGTAGTAAAAATCTTGGAGCCTTTGATAAGTTAAAGACTAAGGGTGTAGGTGCCCTAATAGCCATAAGTACAGCCGCTGGTATTGCTATGCAGGCATTTGGTCCACTTATGTGGGTTGTTGAAGCTGCAGTAGCAGTATTTATGATACTGGATAGTGTATTTTCGGCAAATGATAAACAAGTACAAGCATTTAACTCTAGTATTGATAGTCTAAAAGAATCTACTAAAACCGCTACTGATGTTAATGAAAAGTACAAGAACTCACTATTCAATAGTCAGGCTCTAATAGCTTATGGTACCGCACTAACAAATGTATCAAACGATATTAATAACTTAGTTAAAACATTACAAGATGCAGATAAATACGCTAGCTGGTGGGACAGACACATAGTTGATAATATAAAGGTACTGTGGGGTGGCAATTTAAAAGCTCAGTTCACCAAAAATATAGCTAGTGGATTGGAAGCTTCTGTAAAGGCGGTGCCACAAGGCCCGTTGCGCACTGAATTAGAAAACAAGCTAAAAGGTAGTTTAGGAACACTAGACTTCCAGGAAGCTTTTGCTGGCATGAGTAATGAAGACATCCTTAAAAAGGGTGCCGAAGTCAGTAGAATAGTTTCCTCAGTAGAACAAATTGTATCTAAAAGCAAAACCTTAGCACAAAATGTAAAAGAAACCAATAAGGCCGCACAGGAAGCTTTTCTGAATTTTAGTAATGCTGTGTTTAAGCCAACACAGATGCAAACTTTCTTAGCAAGCACTACTAAAGAAGTGGTAGCGCTTAAAGAAGCATTTCAGGATAGTTTAGCAGCTCCAGTAGAATTTCAAAATGTGCTAGATAAAGTTACTAAACTTGAATATTTCTCGCCTGAGGTAGCCAGTCAGCTATCTAGCATAGCTACTCAGTTTAATCAAATAAACGAGCCTATTACTAAGCAGCGCCAAGAAATAGAGAGAATTACAAAAGAGATAGAACGTGTTAAAAATCTAAAAGGTCTTGGCGACTATTCTAAAAATCGCGCAGAATTTTTAAGACTGTCAGCAATGCTACCAGGCATGGAAAAAGCTTTGAATGATATGATTCTCAAGGCCCAGCCCGAGTTTAAGAAACTAGGTACTTTGGCTGCTGAGCAAATGGGCAAAGAAATATTAGCCAGAGTTGATTATGTTCTAAAAGAAACCCAACTAAGACTACAACAGATTAATAACCAAGCCAAGCAAGCAACTCTAGCAGCACTACCTGCTGAAACTGAAACTACAATTCGTGAACGCACTAGGTTACAGCTGGAAGCAATTAATATTGAAACTTCGCTACGCAATGTTCAGCAAAATCTAATTACTTCTGTTGACTTATTGCGCGTACAAATGGAGATACGTGCTGCAGAAGAAGAACGTAAACGAATAGAGGGTGGTAGATTCGCCACAGAAGAGGCTAGACAAACGGCTCTTACAACGTTTGACACACAAACTCTCAATCCTCTCAAGGCTAAGGCTAAAGCTATGGGTTCCGGCGACGTTGAGGGCATGAAGTCCCTATTAACACAGTTTCCGGATTTACAGTCTATTATTCAAGCAAGGCAAAGCGTAATTGTATCAAATGCAGAAGCAAATGCTAAACGTGCTGACGTTATTCTGCAAGGCAGATTAAAGCAGATTGATAAACAAACTGAAAATTCCGTAGCTGATATAAATCAAAAAATCAAAATTCTAGAGGAACAAGGTAAGGCATTTGATCCAGATACCGTAGGAGCAAAAGAAGCAGCGGTTGCACGAGAACAACAGATAAAAGATTATAAAACTATGATCGACAATCTAAAAAGTGCGGCCTTAATGCAAAAAACTACCGCAGTTGATTTATTAGGTGCAGGTGTAAAGCCAGAGGTACTTCAATCTGTTCGCGAACAACTACAGTTAGACAAAGCACGACTAGAGACCACTAGTGCAATAACTAATAAAAATGAGCAAGAGAAACTAATTATTGAAGCACAAGTTGCAGCATTTGAGTCTTTGATTCAAAAATACAATATAGCTGGAGCAGTTAATGCAGCAGCTCAAGAGAACAGCTTCAATGCTCGTAAGCAAGAAATAGATTATCAAAAAGAGCAGCTAAATATCGCTCAGCAAAATGGTGCTGTAAATCAAGACGACTTTAATCAGCGTACTAGATTACTTGCACTACGTGACGCTGAACTGGAGCGTGATCGTGCAATTTATGCCCAAGGTCAAAGAAATGCAGAAGAAACCCTGCAGTGGAGACTAAAGGTTGCACAGGCCGGTAATGTAATTACCGAAAATCTACAACTAGAAATTGACGGAATCAAAGAGCGTAATGTTACAGCTTTAACCGGAATAGCTAATCAATATAATGCTACTAGAGGGCTAATAGATTTAAACTACGAAAATAATACTAGCCAAATGGATATGGCTAGAAAAATTGGTGCAGTATTTGAAGGTGTTACCGATAAGATGACGGACGCTTTCATGAAATTTGCCGAAACTGGTAAGTTAAGTTTTAAAGACTTAGCTAATTCAGTAATCTCAGATATTGCCAGAATTATAATAAGAATGCAAATTCTTAATATGATGGAGAGTATGTTTGGTAAGGGATTTGCTAGTAGTGGCGGTAACTGGTTAACTGATGCTATTTACTCTGCAGCCGGTTCTATGATGGGTAAGAGTAATAACTTTGTACCGAGTAATGGTGAAGGTAGCATGATGGTACTTCGTGGTGAACGACGTGCTAAAGGTGCAGCCTACACTGGTACAGGAATAGAGATGTACGCTAAGGGTGGAATGTTTACCAATAGTGTAGTAGCAGAGCCGACCATGTTTAAGTTTGCCAAGGGTGTTGGTATGATGGGCGAATCAGGCCCAGAGGCCATTATGCCCCTGCGCAGAGATAGTGATGGAAACCTGGGTGTTATAGCACAGCCACAGCAGCAAGGCAAAGTAGAAGTGGTAGTTAACAACTTTAGTGGTGAAAAAGCTGAAACTCGTGAAACAGTTGACAGCCGTGGTAATCGCAAGATTGAGGTAGTTGTAGGCGAAATGGTAGCTAGCGAAATGGGTAGAAAGAATAGCCCACTTCAACAGTCTATGATGAGTAATTTCGTAACTAGACCCGCAACCGTAAGGAGATAATATGTATGGCAATATCAAGCTGGCCTAGTAGCAATAACTTTCCACAAGTACCACAAAAAGGATTTACTGAGTCAGTAGGGATCAATATTATAAGATCCTCTACTGACGCAGGTCCTGCTAAACAGCGAGTACGTGGGCGTAGACCAAGTACTATGCAATTAAGTTTTATAATGACAGATCAGCACGCTGAAATGTTAGAAACTTTTGTTAAAGATACTATTCGTGGCACTAAGCGATTTAACTTTTTACACCCTCGTACTAAAAGTACTGTGGAAGTCAGAATCGTTCCGCAAGGTGACGGCGAGTTCTTTCAGCTGCAATACTTAGCACCAGGATACTGGCAAACACAAATAAATTTTGAAATACTACCATGAGCAGATTAGTTACACTTAGTCCACAAGCTATCAAAGCAATGTTCTCTACGGAAACAGATGAACAGCTTATTACTTTATTAACAATACAAAACCCAGCAAATCCAAGTGCACCAGTTAGACTGGCGGATGGCTTTGTTGGGCGACTTGCTAATTTAACTACAGATGAAGATGTTGTGTACGGTGTAACTAGTCGTGGTAATGATTATCTTTTTCTACCGCTAGAGATAAGTTTGCCTAGTGAAGAAGAATCCGGAGTTGGAAGATGCAGTTTAACTTTAAACTATGTTACAAAAGAAGGTATTCAACTAGTTCGTACACAACTAACCAATCCAACGCAAGTAACATTAGAACTAATATTAGCAAGTGCCCCTAATACTGTAGAAGCCAGCTTTCCGGGGTTTTATATTACATCTGCAACTTATAATGCAGAAAGTATTAGCTTGCAGCTAGAAATGATAGATTTTGGCAGAGAACCTTTTCCTTGCTATAATTTTACACCCAATTACTTTCCAGGGTTATTCTGATGAATATAGATAAGTATATTGGTTTACCATACCAGGAAAATGGTAGAGACTGGAACGGCGTTGACTGCTGGGGATTGGCTCGTCTGTACTATAAGCACGAGCTAAATATAGACTTACCCGACTATAGCGACCTATACAATGGTAGCTGGGATAAACAACTCAGCGCCATTATTAATCAATATAAAGATGGTTGGGAATTAGTAGATACACCAAATTTAGGCGATTTGTGTGTTTTTAATATTTATGGTGAACCAGCTCACGTAGGCATCTATGTGGGTAACAATAGTTTTTTACATAGCAGAGACGGATTAGACAGTGTTATAGAATCACTAAATAGCACTCAGTGGTCTAAACGTATTGAGGGATTTTATAAATACACTACTAATTTAGTACAAGTTACTGGAGCTCCTCATCCCCTAAAAGTTGCCGCTATTACTGACTGGGTTCAGCCAGGTAGTACACTGCAAACTGCTATAGATAGTTTGCATGAAAAGTATAAAATTGGCAGAAATATTAGTAGTAGAATTATTATACTTGTAGATGGTATTATTGTACCAAAAGAACAGTGGTCAACTACCACGCTACAAGATGGACAACAAGTAGCCTATAGAGTAGTTGCACAAGGTAGAAATGCAACTAGACTTATTCTAACTCTTGCAGTTTTATACGTTTCAATCCAGGTAGGAGACTTTGTAGGTGGATTAGAGGCAGTACAGGCACTTGGACCAACAGCTGCAAAATTTGTTACAACTGTTGCTATGGCTGCCACTTTTCAAGCAGGTTCAGCTTTAGTTAATGCTATTGCACCAGTTAGAATGCCTGGAACGGAAGATCCAGGTCAGCCCAATCAACTCAATCTATTTAATGGCAGTAGTAATCAAGCCAGTAGATTTGGAGCTATACCAATAGTACTTGGAAAAGTACGATACACTGGGCTATTGGGAGCTACTCCCTATACTACTACACTAACAGATACCAATATTCTTAATCTATTAATTATTTGGGGATTTGGGCCACTACAAGTAGACGATATTTGCGTTGGTGCAACTAACTTAGAAGCAGCTTTCTATGATGCTGATACAAGTAAAGGGTTACCAAGACCATATACTCTTATAGGCGAATTTGCAGAGGATACAACACAAACCGAATTATTTAATAAGCGCTATCCAGAAGATGTAGAGCAAGTATTTGCACAACAAGGTGAGTTAGTAAATAATGCTCAAGAAGGTACTAATGTTTGGCGAGAAGCTACATTCTTGCAAACAGCAACTGGAATAGATATTGTACTTACCTTTCCCGAAGGTATGCGAAAGATAAAAACTAGTGGAGATGGTGCTGGGCGTGTGGAAGAAACCACAGCTACTGTAGAAATACAAGTAGCAAAAGTTGGTGAAGAATTTGGTTCTACGCCAAGATACCAAGCGGGCGGTACCGATAGTGATCCTACTACATTTAATTCTGTACAAGCATATTCTAAAACTTTAACTGGCCCAAGTATTGCCGGTTCAGAGTCTATGGCTAGTATGCAGCTTTATAAGTGGTATATAATTTGTCTAACTCCGCAAAATGAGATAATAGAAATTCCAGGTTACCCAACTGAAGATAGAAATGCTGAGCCATCAACCACTCTTCGAACCCTATTTGAAGATAGTAGTCTAGCAAGTGTAGTAGGTATTACTCAAAATGTTAAGCGGTTACCAGACGTACCGACTGACTATGTAAAACTATACACTATATGTCTACAGGGCGGAGTAGGTATCGTAGAGACGATTAACCATTTAGCCGGATTAGGCGGTCAAGGCTATAGCGGATTTACGCTTACCACTACACCTAAAATGGTTGGCACACCAGGATACGATGAGCAAGCAACCGGAGATGTTTTAGTACAAATAAGTGGTGGAACTTATTACCCACAAGCTATTCCAGCTAATGGAGTAATGACCACAGATACTCATTTTGCTACTAGGGTAAGTCCTCTTACTCAAGACGGTAGCGGCATAGCAGCTGTTGCTCAAAATATGGTATATAAGGGATGGGCCCCATTCCTAAAAGAAAATGGCGTATGGCTACCAGGAAATCCCAACAGTGTAGATTTACGTGGATCTTTTACTCTAAGTGATGCTGCCGATTGCTATTTTGAAGCATCTGTTGATGATGAGGCTCAGATTTATATTGATGGTGCCAAGGTGTTTGACCTGCCAAAGAAAAGTTGGGCAATTAGTGCAACAGGCAGATTGAGACTACAAGCAGGCACTCATCTAGTTAGAATAGTTGCTGTTAATAGTGAGCAAGGTAATTGCGCAGTGGCTTTCAAAGTTACTAGTAAAAAGGGCAGTAGTGATGCACCTCTAAAGGCATTAGGCACTATTATAACTTTTGGTACTAATGATATTTATACCAAGCGCAAAGATCCTTTTAATCATGTACACTCATTGCGCGGCCTAGAGCAAGCAGTATATAAAGTACGAGTTAGAAGGCTAGACAACGACGACCCTGAAGATCAAACTGATTATAGAAAGTATCACAAAGTAGCACTACTAAATTGTACTTCATACGGCAAGCGCACACCTCTACAAAAATTGCCTAGAGGTAATTTGGCAAGAACAGTTATACAAGTACAGAGCAGTAACAAAGTTAATGGTAATGTAGATGGTGTTAATGCACTGGTACAAACACAAGCCTATGACTGGAATAATACTTTAGGAAAGTGGGAGGCCTTTAAGTCTACTAACAATCCTGCCAGTCTATTCCTGTATATACTAACACATCCAGCAAATGCATTTAGAGTAGCAAAGCTGGAAAGTAATACTTTTCTTACAGATGTGGCTCAAAAAGTTGATTTACAAAAACTCCAAGAGTGGCATAATTTTTGTAATACAGCAAACACAGCAACTGGCAGACCAAAACTAACCTACAATGACGTACTTACTAGTACCACTAGTGTAATGGACGCAATAAGGGATGTTTGCGCGGCAGGTATGGCAAGTCCAATATTTATAGACGGTAAGTGGAGTGTGGTAATTGACAAACCCCGTGACTATGTAGTGCAACATTTTACACCACATAATAGTTGGGGATTTGAATCTACCAAAACGCTGCCAAAAATACCAGATGCATTTAGAGTAACTATACAGGACGAATCTGATGCATATCAAACAAAAGAGCTAATAGTATATAACTATCAAAAGAACGAAACTAATGCTGAAATTTTCGAACAACTACAGTTGCCTGGTATTACTAATCAGGCACAAGCTAAGTTTTTTGCAAAATGGCATTTAGCACAGTTAAAACTACGCCCTGAAACTTATACAATTAATACTGATTTTGAGTATTTAGTGTGCAATCGTGGTGACCTAGTAAAAGTAACGCACGATGTACCTATGTGGGGTAGCGGTAGTGGTAGACTTAAAGCAATTACTGGAAATACACTAAAACTAAGCGAATCAATATATTTGGAGACTGGCAAGCAATACCGAGTGCTGGTAAGAACTAATACTAAAAATAGTACTGGTGGTGTTGGCAGTATTTATAAAAATCTACAGGCTGTAGCACAAACAGGTTACTATGATGAAGTAACCTGTAGTACTGGCATTACAAGTGGTGATAATTTTGAAGTTGATAACTTGTTTATTATAGGCGAGTTAAACAAAGAAACCCAAGACCTAATTGTATTAGCAGTGGAGCCCACAAGTAATTTATCTGCTAGAATAACACTAACGGACTATAGTGAGCAAATATATTCGCTAAATTTAAATACTGAGTTTCCCAATGTAACTTATAATGCTAATATAACAGCTACTACAGGTGTTGTGGATAGCACAATACTTGGTAAACCAATTATTAATAGTGTTACGAGTACCAGAGAAACTAGTCAGCAAATATCCATTGGTATATATCAAACCTCATCACTAGTAAGTTTTTCAAACCCTACTGGCTTAACCGCAAATGCTAAACAGGTACAGTTTGAATTGGTACGTGCTGATGAACAATTTAGTACCAGCAATCCTGCAAATGCAGTTTTTGTGAGAAAAGAAACTGGAAATTATACTTTTGTTGGTTTAACTACTGATATAATGTATAAATTGCGCGCTAGATATACAGATCAAACTGGCAATATATTTGGCCCATGGACGGATAGTGTAATATTTGTAGCAGGAGCTAGTGGATTAATGCCGGCAGAACCTACATTAGAAATGGATTTAGACAATACGTATATAGTAGCAAGAGTACCACAAACTTATGCACTACTAGCAGACTTTCAGACTTTTGAGTATAGGCTTTATAAAGATACAGGTACTGAGGACTTTTGGGACTTAGAACCTAATAATACTAATAATATTAAAGTAGTTAGAAGTACTACTGAAGGCAGATTTAATTTATTAGATTTGCCTACACCAAGATTGTCTGAAGCTGGAATTAGTTACAGAGTCGCGTGCAGAGCGCTAAATAGAAATAACGAGTACAGTGCTCAAAGCGCACTTGGAACTATAGTTATTAAAACAATAACTTAAAGGAACTATATGGCAGTTACTTTATACCCCGGTATAAGACGTCTACATTTGCTTTATACTACAAGATATGATAGTATTCGTACCAACGATGTACGGGACGACTTACTTGGTATAAAGGTTTGGATTAGTACTATTCAAGGATTTAATCCGGAAGCGCTCACTCCGATAGAGTTCGGGGTGGGCTCCTCTATTAATCTAGATGATTTAGCGATTGATACAACATACTACGTTAGATATGCATTCATAAGTAAAATTCAACCCGATGTATTTACTATTTCTCCAGAAATGGCAGAAACTACCTATGATGAACTAACTACTGTATATGGTGAACTTACAAATGATCCGCACTATTTAGCGAGAAGTCAAACTAGTCAAGATCCGGATTGGCAATACGCAACTGGAATTTTCAGAGTCTGGAGTATAAACGAAGAAGTAACAGGAAATGGTCCAGTATATAGCATAGTTAGTGGTAGTGCAACTAATGGCTTGCAAGTAACAATAAATGCTACTACTGGTCTATTTCAGGCTACGGGTTGGACAGGTGCTGCAACCACCGCTAAAGTTACTTTTAAAGCTGTTTATAACGATAAAGAAGTTCTGCGCGACTGGAATATCATTAATGGTATTGGTCAGGATGCTCCTCAAATTAGGCTTATTACTACACCAGATGAGTTTATATATAACGATGTAAATGCTGAGTTAAGTGAAACTCCCCAAGTTAAGGTAACTGCAGTATTAACAAATTTAACTGGTACATGCACTTTTACAGCAACTGGATATAAGGTAGACGGTACTTTAATTGGCAATGTAGCATTTACCCAAACTGGTAATGAGATTGTTATTACTAAAAATCAATTTGCTAATGCAGGTGCTGCCGCCGCTATAAGTAAACAAATTAAGTATGTAATTGTCAGAGCTGAAATTGGCGATGTATTTGATGAGGATACTATAATAAGACTAAATAATGGTACAAATGAGATTACTATTGATTTAGACAATCCTAATGCTCAATTACAGGCAGATGATATTGGTATAGTTGATCCTTCTGAATATGCTGAAGCCACTTGTTCTATAGAAGTGTACGAAGGCACAACGAAACTAACACCTACTTCAAATGCTAGTTTACCTACGCCTGGTACTTGGTGCATTCCTACTATTGACAACACAAACATTACTGTTGGTACTGCAAGTATTAATCCCGGTACTAAAATAATTAGTTTTGGTGCTCCGGCAGCAATGACAGCTGATACAGCAAATATTGTTTTTACAGTAACATATAAGAGTCTTGCAGGTGTAGTAAATACCAGAACTGTTCGTCAGAATATTTCTAAAATTAAGCAAGGTGTTCCAGGTGCAACAGCACCACAGCTAAATTTACGCGCTCCTAGATTAGCATTTGTACGACCAAAAAATCAGCCTGAAAGTGCAACTATACCAGACAGTATTAGTATTATAGCTGGTACAGTTAATCTAACTAATGAAACATATACATTTAAATTAGGTAATACTGTAGTACAAGCCGAGAGTACTAATAATACTTATATAGTAAATAAGTTTACAGATAGTGTTAGTAAAACTTATAAAGTTATAGTTGAAGGTCTTAATAGTGAGCTAGAAACAGTAACTCTAGAAGATGAAATTACACTATACTATCTACAAGAAGGCACAGATATAATAGCTGCCGATATAAACAACTCTAGTAGAGTAATAACTTGTGATAGTGATGGTACTGCAGATAATGCTAACTTTCCACTTACTTTTAATACTATAGTAGTTCGGGGCACAGAAATATTATCAAGCCCTAGCGTAACTTATGCTATTGAAAATATAGTGGGATTAAACCCTACAAAAATAAGTCTAAATAGTTCTACCGGCATAGTAACTATTACACAACACGATCCTACTGATATATTTTCTAGCTTTGATATAAGGTTTATAGTTGGTAGCACAAACATAGTTAAAACAGTTAAATTAACTAAAGTATTAGATGGAGCAAGTGCACCACTGGTTAATTTAACCACTACTAATCAAGTATTTATTAAGCAGCGTAATAGCAATAGCTATAATGTCAATAGTGTTCAATTAAGTGTTAGTGCTGTTAATATTCCTGAAACAAGAGTATATGAGTGGTATATAGACGGGGTACTACAAACAGGAGAGTCTGGGAGTACTCTAACAGTTGCAGCCTTTCAAACAGGTACTTCTAAAGTTATAAAAGCGGTAGTTAAAAATACTACAGAAAATATAGAAAGCTTTGACAGTTTAACTTTATTTAGTGTAGATGAAGGCTCTGATACCTATATTGCATTTTTAACAAATGAAAATCAGACCCTGCCAGCAAATCAAGCTGGAGTTTTATATGATACTACCTCGCCATACGCAACATCAACAATGACTGTTTTGCGCGGTGGTACTGTATTAACCAGTGGAGTTACATTTTCTGTTGCTGAAGAATCAGCAACTATGGACGTATCTATTAATAGCACCACCGGTGCCATAACTGTAAATACATTTACTGCAGAATATAACGCGGAAGCAACTTTTAGAGCAACAGTTACAAAGCCTGACGGCTCAACAATAACACTTGATAAAAAACTAACTATTAATAAAACTAGAGATGGTACACAGGGTATTAATTCTGCAATTATTTATGCCTATAAACGCTCTGCTGCTGCACTACCGGCAAATGATAGTCCTGGTGAGGTAACGTATAGTTTTATTTCCAAAACTATAACTACTCAAAGCTTATCTGGCGGTTGGCAAAAAACTATTCCTACGGGTAATAATCCACTGTATGTAGTAGCAGCAACTGCGGCAAGTAAAGAAGATACAGATGTAATTGGATCCGCAGAATGGTCAGCACCTGTTGTATTGACTCAAAACGGTGTAAATGCTGCAACAATATTCCTGTATGCTAGAAATGACAGCACAACAATTGCACCCACATTTAGTCCTGCAGCCGAGATTACTTATACATTTTCTTCAAAATCTATAAGTCCAGCAGTCAGCGGCTGGAGTACAACAATACCTGCTGCAAGTAATGGTACTAGTATTTGGGTTGTATTTGCTACTGCATCAGCTACTGGCACTACCGATATCATTGAAAGTAGTGACTGGAGCACTCCACAAGTACTAGCTCAAAAAGGTGACAAGGGTACAGACGGTACCAGTATAGATGTACAATACAGTGTTGATAATGCTACTTGGACTTACAATCCAGCCGGTGCAAAGTACATTAGAACAGGTACTAAAGTACCACCAGCTACAACATTTACGTATGGTGCTGGTGTAAAGTTTGTACCTGAGCTTGGTGTAGAGTATACAGTAGTTAACGGCCAAACCAGCTATCTACATATTAAGTATAGTAATGATGGTGGTAGTACCTTTACTGCTAATAATGGCGAAGATGTTGGTACTTGGATAGGTACCTATGTTGACTTCACACAAGCCGATAGTACAAGTACTTCTACATATACCTGGGTTAAAATAAAAGGTGAAGACGGCACTAGTATAGATGTACAGTATAGCATCGACAATGTTAGCTGGACTTACAATCCATCCGGTGCAAAGTACATTAGAACAGGTACTAAAGTTGCAGGAGCTAGTTCCTTTACTTATACTGCTGGAGTTAAATTTGTACCTGAGCTTGGTGTAGAGTATAC